AAATCTTCTGCAAAACCAACTTAATGGACTGAAAAAGACCATTGAAGAATTTAATTCTGAGGTAAATATTCAAAGGCCTGAAATATTGCCAATGGAGCCTGCCGACACGGGTACAGATACATCGCTTCCCGAACTGCCAATACCTGATGCTATGAGCATTAAGGTAAAACTTGATGTAGATGAAGAATCGGCAGAAAATGCGGTAGTTTCAATTCAGGCCATTCACGAAGCGGCATCAAATGTGGCTGGTGGATTGTCAACATTGGAAAGCAATTTTGGCCAAATGGTAGGTGCGTTTGCTGCCCTTAGCGGTGAGAATGCCGAGTATGTTAAAGCATTAGCCGTGATTCAGGTTCAAATACAAATGGCTTCGGCTATTGCTGCCGCTATTGCTGGCGCTACTTCATCAGCAGCAACAACAGGGCCGGGTGCACCTTTTGTTTTGGCTGGGTATATCGCATCAATGGTAGGGGCTGTAGTTGGCGCATTCGCACAAACAACACAATTGCTATCTGCCGAAGTGCCAAAGCCGGGGTTCTACGATGGTACGGCCTACCTTCAAAGGGGCGGCAACCCAAAGGGTAAGGACACCATCCCGATTATGGCGCATGAGGGCGAGGCGATTATACCAACACGAAACAATCTGCAATATCCGGGCCTTGCCAAATCTTGGATTGACGGGAACCTTGACGGGTACATCAACAACAACTTTGTGCGACCAGCGTTAATGGAGCGGCAGCGGCAGGCAGAAGAGGATTTTGCCGACCGCTTGGCGGCATCAATGGCATTGCAGATGTCAAGTAACTTCGATGACTACCGCCTTTACCGGGCAATAAAAGAACAAACGGCAGTCAATAGGACTGGCTTTGAAACCATGAAAATTAACCGCAAAAAAATAAGAGGTGGAAGGTAACACGGCAATAGTAACGCTTAACAGCATCAACGTAACTGGCGATGCTATGGGTGTTGAAGACATCAAAGAACGCATCTACTGGGACGAAGAGGCCCGTGGTTTGCTGTTCGACTTTGAAGGTGAAATAACCTTTACTGGGGACACCTACCGATTTTTGCAGCAGCGGTTTCGTGATGACTACGATACCCCTGTGCCGTTGAACATCGTGGCCTATAACCCACATTCAGGCGCATTTGAAGCGGTTGTTAATGGGTTAATATTTACCAGCGATTGCGAGTTTAACCTATACGAAAAGACCGTATCGTGCCAAATCGTTGATAGGGGATTCTTTGCCAAGATCCGCAATAACGTAAACATTGGATTCAGCCTTGGCGCACCTGATAGCAAGTTGGGCGAAGACATTAGTTCTGCGGTTGCCATTACCGATGTTCAAGAAATAAGATTCATGAATCTGCCTGTGCCAATAACGATACCCGGGTTTGGCCGCAAGTCAATGACGGCATACGATGCTTTAAAGTACCTTGTTGCTGCCATGAGTGACGGGCAGATTGGCTTTGTATCTAATTATTTAACCCCTGTTGTTGGCCAAGAAACGGCCCATATTTTAAGCGGTAGGCAGTTGAGGGGTGATGCCATTGACATCGGCCCTGTGGTTTCGTGGAGTGAGTTATTTGGGGACTTGTCGAAACTATACAACTTGGCCTTTGCCGTCGAAGAATACAACGTAGGCCAATGGAGAATTCGTGTTGAGCCTATTGATTACTTTCGGCAGTCGCAAAGCATTAACCTATTCGATGTTGATGCTGGGGTTACCGAGAGTATAGATACTTCGATGCTGTATGCTTCTGCTATTGTTGGCAGTTCGGAAACGAGGGAGGATTTTGATACCCCGAGTTCTGTTCAAGCGGCGGCATTGGTAATGACCAACTGGAATTGGATTCCCAAAACCCCGTTTGTATTTCAATGGCAAGAGGACTATTATTTTCAGTACAATTCAAACGTAGATAGCGAATGGGATTTGCGGTGTTCTGTTTTGATTACGCATACCAACCTTATCTATTACGTGATGTGCATGCGGTTTTTAAACACCCCCGGCAATCCCGATTTTGATGACAGCTACGATGAAGATGCTTTTTTGATTTCGTGCTTTTACAAGAATGCACCGGGCAACATAAGCACCCCCGTACTTAGTTCTGTCGGCACACCGCCGATATTCAATGTATTCAACAACAGCATCAGCAACTACAATGTAATGATTAGGAATGCGGATGGAGTGCCGGGTAATGCCGCCAGCCAATATGCAAGTTTTGGCCAGCAGTATTTCGATGCGTACTATGTGCCTGAATTTATAAACATCCCATACTCAAAATTATTAGCAAGGGATGAAATAAATCAATCGCCGGGGCCACCTAAAAGGATGTATCTTATATACAATTATTTTAGCGGTTCGCCTATTGGTGATTGGGCTTCAAATTTAACGCTTGCGGGCCCTGTATTTGATGACTTGGTAGCACCAAACAATCTAAACTACTTGGCAATTACTGGGGAGTTTACCGATATAACTGTTAAGGGTAGCGACCCCAGCACAGGGTACAACATAAGCAATTCAACATGGGTTTGTCAAGTGCCAGCATTGTATTCTTTTAGAATTAAGGGGTCTATTTTCATCAACTGGCTTTCAAATCTTGGCTTTAGTTCATACACCACTTTTGAATTTATTATTGCGCAATGGGATTCATCTTTAATAGGGGTGAAAACGATAAAGAAAACAAGCCCGTTCTTTCGATTTAGCCAAACATCTGATGAAAGATATAGGGATTTCGATTTGTTTTTTGGCATGTTTAATGCAGATTCTGGGGATGTATTTCAAATTCAATTGATTGCAACCGAACCAACTGCAAACCAATATTTTCAAGTTTACCTAAGTGATGACACATTTTGGTCAATTGCTGGTAATTCATTAGAGGGTGAAGGTGGCACAATCTTGACTGCCGAAAAGGGCGGTTCATTTATGCTTACCAACCAATTGAAAGCGAATATCGATGCCGACTTGTGGAAGACAATCAAGGCTAACCCCTACCAAAAACTACTTTACCAAGTTACTGATGACGGGGAAAGTAGGTCAATGAACCTTTACGATTTTAACCGCAACATCATTTCGGGGGTTACTGAGGGCGAAACAAGGGGCAGATTGGCCGCACCTGAGCAGCCTGATGTTGACCCCGGCAACCCAATTACACCCGAACCTGAAGAAGGTGATGGCGGTTAATTTAATACCTTTGTGTTATGCCGATACGTACACCCCAACCAATACCATATAGCAGCCCAATCTTCTACGGAGATGGCGAGCTGTCATACAACGAACAAATAGACCAGCTATGCGATTTCTTCGGTTCGCCAATGTGTTTGCCTTGGGAAGAAGGAGAGCCGTTTTGTTTTCAGTTTCAGGCTGGCGAAATAGGCAGCAACCTGATTGTTTGTCAGCCGTTTGATACGGGCACGGCAACGGGCGGTAGTGCAAGTACCTTGGTTGATTCAGGTGCAAGTTTCGTTTCGGGCGGTGTAACCCAATATCAATTAGTGCGAAACACCACAACGGGCGATACCTTTGCGGTAAATACTGGCGGTGTTGCAGCTACTACCTTGACCTTAGTTGGCACACCAACTGTGCCAAGTGCGTTTACTGCTGGCCAAGGCTACGCTATTTACAACATTTGGCTTACTGCCGTTTCAATTACTGAGATTGATAGCGTGTCTATTAATGATGACCATAGTATTTGTTTTAATGAATTTGATGGCAGCATTCAATTCGATTTCCCCGTAGGGACAATTACAAATTGGTATAGGGCCACATTTAGCATTTGCAGTTATTCGCAAGGTGCAGCCTTTTTTCAAGCATCGCAAGGGGCAACCAATTACACCTTGCCGATTGAATCGCCCGGTACATTCGATTGGTGGTTTGGTGAGCCCTTAAATATTCAGCGTATTGAATTTGTAACCACAAGGCCGTTCACGGGTTGCATTTGTTTATGCGATAGCGAGGCTTATTTGATGAGAGATAGTTACGGGTACAGCATTAATGGCGGGGCATGGACTGAATTCACCTATACAGGCGCAGCACGAAACAGGGGCATCATTGAAAAGTGCATTGATTTGCCCGTCGGCTGCGATAATACGGTTTGTTTATCGGACAATTACGAATGCGCAGTTTACCAAGAAATAGGCGAGGTCGGCAACTGGAACACCGACATAGCCGCTGGCATTTCAATTGAAGGCAGCAACGTATGTTTTGACGGCAGCAAAAAAGATGACTTTGCTTATGCCGAAGAAATCGGCTGCGACATTGATGCCATTGTAACCAACGTGCAATTTGAACTAACCATATCAGGGCACAGCAACGGCAATGTGCAGGTGTGCATCCAAAACACCGACCTGTCAAGTCAGGTATGTTCAAACCCACACGGCAGCAACGGGGTTCATATCTTTACGGTTAGCAACTTCGGGATGAACGCTGGGCCCAAGCGAATAATTATCAAAGCCCACAACAACAACGTAACCTTATGCGCTACCTTGCGCTACAAGATACAGAACTTTCAACCTGATGTGTTTGCTTGTTCGGAATGCTATCACGTGAAGCCTATCAACTGCGAAATGAAATTGGAGTGGGACAATGACACCAACGCATTCGGCCACGTTTACACTACGGGTTACACCAACACGATGTACCTTGACGGCAGATTGCTAAACGGCAAGATTACCAGCATAGCGCACGAAGAACGCAAGGGGGTAGATAGTTACCAGCGTTCGTTCTTCAGCAACGGCAGAAAGGTAGAAGAACTTGCAATTGATGCTGTATGGCCTGCGGTTCACCAATCGGTAGCGGTCGGGTTGATGCACCGCAATTTCTACATCAACGGGGTGCAGTATGTCAAGATTGGCGAATACGAACCTGATTATTCGGACGATGCCGAAATCGCACCTTGCACGGTTGAGGTTGCCAAACGTGATCAACGCTTTATCGTGAATCCGTTATAATGACCGCCAAAGAAAGGCTTATAAAGAAGATAGCGCAGTCAATGGAGGATGCGCCTGATGCCTTTTTTCGGGGTGTTAAGAAGGCGCAGCGTGAAGCGTTTGCACAAATAGTTAGCGAGATAGCAACGCTGGCAACCGATGACGCTGGCAACCTTTTGGTGAGCCAAGGCAACTTCAACAAGATTCAGGCATTGGTGCAGAAGATGAAGGCCGCCTACATGAACAAAGATTATAGCAAGGCTATTCGTGATTTTGTTGGTAGCATAGATGCAACGGCCGAAGATACCGGCAAGCTAATGGGCATAATCACCAAAGAAGTATTTGTGCAAAGTGCAACGGCTGGGGCTATCTTATCCAACGCAAAGACCACGGTGTTCGATTTACTTGCAAACGCTGCGGTTAATGATTCGGTTGAATCGTTTAAGCAGATTCTAAACACCAGCATATCAACGGGCGAAAACTTTCAGCAAGTGATTCGCAATATTCGAAACAACATTGAGGGTACACCTGAATTTGCTGGCCGAATGGAGAGGTACGCAAAACAGAACGCATACGACTTTTACAGCATATCAAATGCGCAGTACATTCGGCAAGTTAGCGAAGATTACGGGTTTGAGTTTTACGAGTACATAGGTGTTGATGTAAAAAATACAAGGTCATTTTGCAGCGAACGAAACAACAAGATATTTCACAAGCGAGAAATTGAGAATTGGGCAAATATAAAATGGGAGGGGAAGCAAAGGGGCACAAACGAAACCACAATCTTCGCCTATCGGGGCGGTTACAACTGCGGCCACCAAATTATCCCAGTTGCCACCGAAGATGTGCCTGAAGATGTACTTAATCGAGCAATAGCGGCAGGCTTTTACACCCCTGAATAAAAGCAGCCTAATTGTCGGCCCTTGACATCTGTCGTAATGGTATGCCTTGGGTTGCCGATTAAGTCAAGCAATTCGTTTACATCGAATGAATCCACATCATGAACGATTAAAACACCATTTTCGGCCACCTTTTTTCGGTAGTATTGCACCAATTCTTGAATAACGCTGGGCCCGTGATAGCTATCGTGAAAAACAACATCGTATTTTTCATCGTTTTGCAGTTCTTTTTCACCTGATGTTATGCGAAAATCAATTAAATATGGGCTACAAAACGCAATGTTTGCCTTTAAATGTTCATCGCTTATGTCAATTGTTTTAACCGACATGCCAGCCATTGCCATAGCCTTTGCCCCATGCGCCTTAAAAGTACCTACTTCAAGGGCCTTGCCACCTTTGTATTGCTTGGCCACGTTGTAAATTTCGGTTATATGCATTTTGTCGGTTATCCACGTATGGGCAAAGTCCCATTTTTCAATTTGTGATTCGGGGCTGTCCCATTCAAAGTCCTTTTTACCTTCGTAAATTTGGTAATTTGCTGATGAGTGAAAGCCCAACACTTCTTCATTAGGGATATTGGTGTTGATGTCCATTACGTTCAACCGCTTGTCGGCCAGCGTTACCAAGTTTTTGAACACTTGATTTAAAACGCATTGGTCGCCCCATACGTTTTCGTACCTAAAATAGTTATTGTAGCAGAAATCAAATATCGGCTTGTGCTTGCGGTTGGCCACAAACCAACCAGCATTGAAATAGGTTGAGGGCTTTAAACGGTATTGCTGTTCAAGGCCCTTGGTATGGTCATTGTCCCGATCAAGGCAAAAGTAAACGTCTTTGAAATCGGGCAAATGATCTGCCAAATCGAAATCCCGAACTGGCCGCCAATCGCAGTCATGATACATCACCAAGTCAAGGTCAGGCCAAATATCCCAAATCTTATACTTTAGCGTCCAAACCGAATGTTTAAATTCAGCCATTCTCAAGGCATGGCCAAGATGTTCGTCGGTGATTATTCGGGTTTCAAGGCCAAGATGCTTGCGCACAAGTTCTGCCGATTTTTCAGCGTACTTAAGGTAATCGCCGATGCCAAGGGTTACTGCTACGGGTTTCATTTTGTTACTGATTGAATTGTGTTAAATATGGCAAACCATTTGCCGGGGATTGAACGCTTATAATGTTGAACTTTGGCCACGTGCTGGGCAACCGTTACCCGGCTTATGCCGATTATTTCTGCCGCTTCGGTTTGGCTTAAGCCCTTCATTGACACGAAATAGTAAGATGCGATTCGCTTAATATCTGCGTACTGCCGCCTACTTGCTTGCTTGAATTGGCTCAGTTCAACGCCATAATGGGTGCAAAGTTGCCAAATAAAGTCATCGGCAGCGGATGAAATGCGGTGATTGATAGCCTTATTGACCGCAGATTTCAGGTCGAAAAGTTCAGCAAGCGACAAGTGGCTGATGTCCATAGCGACAAAGTTACATTTATAGCGACAATTAAACGAAAGTATGGGGCGGCATTGGTAACTTTGATAAACTTTAAATTAAACACTATGAGTTATTCTTGTTTTGACAATCTGCCAGTTTACAGCGAAAACGTATGTGAGGTAAACAGGCTAACGGGCATTTCTGCCGTTGCTGTAATTGACAACGATTACACCTTTTTGGACTACACCGATGCTGCCGAGTGGACTGCTGCAATCGCTGCTGGTGATGTAGCCATTATCAAAGAGATTAAGGCCAACTATCCCGAAGCCGAAGAGGTTACTATCAGCAACCCACGGAGAGGTACACCTGACATCTTGACCAAGTTCAACCACACTTTATCGGTGATGGATGCCAACGTAGATAGCAGCAACGACAGCTTCTACGAAACTTTGAACACGATCGGCAAGTACAAATTGGCTTGGTTCTACTACGAAGAAGATGAAATCCGTGTAGTTGAGCAGCCTGTTCGTTGTATTGCAAAACCAGCCAAGGCTGACGAGAACGATGTTCAGCAGTACATTGTTACCTTCGGTTGGCAATCTGCCCCCAATGAATTCCCAGTTCTTTACAATGCGCCAGTAGGCATCTTTGAATAAGCGTTGTTTTCATGGTTATACAAAAAGGCCCTGCTTCGGTGGGGCTTTTTTGTTTTAACACCTTTTAACATTTTCGCATTGATATTCTTTGTAGGTTTGCCAAAACAATAAAACAATGGACAACCAAAATAATCAGCCGTACATCTTCCCATACGAAACTTATTCTTCTTGGTCACGCCAGCTGGCCAGAACATATACGGTTACCGAGCTTCAAAAAGAGGTGAACAAATACGAAGGGCTTTCTGAAAAATATGCAAAGCAGCATTTATCTTCAATCCAAGCAAGCACATCAATGAATAGCCAAAGTCAAAGAAAGGCTCACGCAAGAAACAACGTAACTTTTAATTACGAAAAAAAACAGGCATACAAAAACGCTATTGAATTGCATATGTATTACCCCGAAAAATGCAAAAAATCATTAAACAAATAATCACATACCCCATGCAACAACCAATTAACTACTGCGACATTATGGCCCTTGGCTTTACCGCCGAAGACGGGCACAATAGTGTGTTTGAAAAGATGCACGGCTACCCCTACACAATCTTCACGAAGATGCTGGCCCCATCGCTTATGCTGGACTGGCATCAAACTACACGGCTTTGCGAATTGCTGGTGATTGAACCCGAAAGCGGGCACATTTTTGACCGAATCCCGATTGTGGATTTAGTGCATTTGAAGGATTATGTTGATTCTTTCACCAGTCAACCCACACCTTTACAAAATGACTAAAAAGTAAAGTTATAACTGATATGGAAATTGATACAAATGCAATAACCCATAAGAATCCTGATGTATTTGAACAATACGAATACGGGGGGTTTTTTATCACAATACAAACAAATTATTTTTCTGACCCTTGGCTTGAGGCATTAGCAGTAGAGTTAAAATACAGGGAAATTGTAGACATCGACAACCATCATTATTTTTTTAATGATATTGATGATGGGGATTGCTTGGTAGAAGACCTTACTAAATTCGGGTTTAAGTGCGAATATGTTTTTGATGAAGATTTGGAAGAAGACATATTGCTTGTAGACGGGAATAACGATGTTATTTTCTTTTATGAACCACCCGAAAATTTAAGGACATCAATTGTTACAGAGGCTTTACAATCATTAGTAGATTGGATAAATCAGTACAATGGTGTTGAAAGGGGAAGGAAAAGAGATGGCTTTATAGTGCTAAAAGAGATAAAAAAATACAAGCCCCCTATGAAGTCATCACAAAAGTCAAGAGGCTACCTTCAAATGGCATGGGCTACAATGATAAAAAACAGAGATAAAAGGTGTACAAATTGTGGCAATTCAAACGATTTGCATGCACATCACATTAAGTCATTTAAAGATTATCCTGAGTTGAGATACGATGTGAATAATGGTGTAACATTATGTGGTATCTGCCACAGACATCATCATAGAAAAAAGAAAAAGTAAACAAACAACTTTACCTTTTTTAGAACCCAAATCAGCCCCAGCGATGGGGCTTTTTCTTTACCTTTAAGCCATGAAAGGCTACCTTATATTCTTATCAGGCAATTCAAGCTACGGCCAATGGGCGAAAAATATGGTGAATTCGCTGGCACATTTTTCACCTGACTTGCCCATTTCAATTGTTGGTGATATTAACCTTCTGCCCGAACGTGAACGAAAGTACATTGACAAGGTTATTTCGATTAACAATGAACACTTGAACGATGCGACCGGTAGAATTGCGCCCGGCAAATTTAAACTTCACCTTGACCTTTATTCGCCATACGATGAAACGATGTACATTGATATTGATGGGGTTGCTGTACAAGAACTGCATACCTTATGGGAGGCTTGCGCTGGCTTTGATATTGCTTCGCAAGTGGTTTCAAAGTCACCGCTAACTGCCGACAAATGGCCATGCCTTTGGTTGCCGCTGCCTGATGTGAAGGCCGAATACAACCTACCAAGCGAAGGCGAAATACCTGAAATCAATTCTTCGTTCATCTACTGGCGCAAGACCGAAAAGGCTACCCAGTTTTGGGCGCATGCGAAGGACAATTACCGTGAACATTTGGCAACGAAACATTGGGGCCATAGCTTTCCCGATGAGTTGGCTTTCAATGTGGCCTTGGCGCAAACGCAAATCAACGCTGACCTTGGCATGTTGCCTGTGCAATTCAAGGCCAAGCGGCCCGACATTGGCGAGCTTAGAAAAAGCCATTACTTTGTTGGGTGTTATGGGCAGTATAGCACCGAGGCGAGATATACCTACGATATGTACGACCGGATCGTGGCATATTGTGAGAAACAACTTTACGGCAGTTCTACGGCCAGCAAGTCGCACCATTTAATGAAAGCCAAGTTTGCCGTAAGCAAGCCGACCAAAAAGCCAGCGGCAGATGCACGCAGGATCCACTACGATGCTATTGTGCCAGCATTGACACCTGAGATGCAGTTGTTACCCTACGGCAAGGCTGCGCCAAAGCCATTCACTAACGCTTTCAATGGTTCAATTGTTCAGGGCAAATATGTTGTTAGGCTTGACAAACCAAGATTTTTTACCGACCGAAAATTGGCAGTAATGGATTGGGCAGACGGCAACCTTTCAACACCGCAGCTGCTGAAGTTCAAGACCGAAAACGGGCATGCAGAAGACCCACGATGCGTTGAATTTAACGGGCGGCCAGCCTTGGTGTTTAACGATGGCGGCAATATGTATTTTGGGTATATCGATACGCAAGAATGTTGGCAGATGAAACCCTCAGCAAGTAGGCCGAAAGACCACGATGGCCGAGAAAAGAACTGGTCACCGTTTGTTTACGATGGGCGGTTGCATGTTTTGTACGCACCGGGCCACGTTGTTGAATACGACCTTGGCGAACCGATTGCTGAGTACCAAACCGAAATACCAACCTTGACAAGGGGGCATATTAGAGGCGGCACGCAATTGGTTGAGTATGGCGGCAAACTTTACACCATATTTCACGTGCGGCAGAAGGTGAACGCTATCAATTTGTACTGGGCAGGGCTGATGGAGTTGGATGCAAAACCCCCGTTTAAGGCTTTGAGATGGTCAAGAACACCGCTTTGGAAAGCCACATTTATTGAAAACAGCCGAGATATACCCCCAGCACCCCACACTTGGTTAGCGAAGATGCTGGATTTTGTGACTTTCCCAACGCATTTAGAGATTGATGCCGATGGCAATTGCCTGATTTTGGCTGGGCATCACGACTACACCGATGCGGTGATTAGGTTGCCATTAAAAGAACTTTTGAAGCATATAGAGTAGATTGCGTATTTTTATCAAAAAACAAGCCACATGGCAGATATTTTCGCCCTAATTGACCACGCAGCAAAAGAAATTCGTAAAAAGCGCAGCATTGTTGGGATGCCCAGCAAGTACGACAAAACCTTTCAAACTGAGGCATACTACGAAAGTTTACCTGAGTTCACCGAGATATACCCGTACACAATCCGTGAACATAACGCAGTTTGTGTACATGCTGAAGCAAACCAATTTCCATACGAAATCCTGCGGTCAAAAGCACCGAACCAGCAGCCCGAAGAATGGGAATACCAAAAGGGGCTGTATGAACCAACGACCAACACCGAATGGAATCGGGCATTAAACAGAACCAAGGCGGTTGCAAACAGCCAAAACTATTCAATTGAGTGGCCAAACGATGAGCAGAAGGAGTATTTCTACGGGCTTTACCCCGAATACTATTCAATCGAAGCCTACTTTTTTGACATTGTTCGTGAACGCAAGATAAACTACCCTAACCAGTTGCTATTGGTATGCCCAGAATATCTGCCGATGAAAGTCAGCATTGATGAAGAAGGCAACGAATACGAAGTGGTGGACCAGTCGGAGTTGGTTTCACCAGTAGCCAAAATCTACGAAGAAAAGTACATTGCTGGTTACAAGGCTGGGGAGTATGCATTGCTTTGGAACGGCAAGGATGGGGATAAAATGGGCTTTAAATATGTGGATAAGCTATCTATTTACGAAGCCTATGTAAACGGCAAAGATGCCAAAGGCAACCTGACCTTTGAAGTGGTTGAAGTATTTCGGCACGGCTGGGGCTATCTGCCAGCATGGAAACTTGGCGGCAAGCCTGAGATGAAGGATGGCGAGGTGCTATATCGTTCTGCCTTTGCCGATGCAATCCCACACCTTAACACGGTTATTCGGCTGGAAAGCAACCTAATGATGTCAACATACCGTTTGGCTTTCCCGATTATCATTGCCGTTGTTGATAGGTGCGATGCCGCTGGCTGCGATGGCGGTCAGGTTTGGAACAACGAATCAAACGGATATTCTGCCTGCGGCAAATGTAACGGGACCGGCAAGAATCTAAACCACAGCCCAACGGGGATATACGAAGTAGCGGCCACAACCCGAATGGGCGAAACCAATCAACTGGCAATGTCACCGCCCGTTCAATTTGCTGCGCCACCAAGTGAAATTCTAAAGTACACCAGCGACCAAATCGAAGCACGTAGGCGGTCGGCTTTTGGTATGTTTTTTGAACCCGAACAAGCCAATTCAGCAACGGCAACAGGCAAGCAAATTGAGAAGGAGGAATGGCAGACCTTCATGGTGCAGTTTGCCCGTGAGTTATTTGCGTTAATGGACATGGCAATCGAGGCAATCGGCTGGATGCGTTATGGTGCTGCCTTTGAAAAGCCAAGCATCCAAGTACCGACTTCGTTTAACTTTAGAAGCTACGAGGACATTACCAGCGAAATAGGCACGGCCAAAGACCAGTCACTACCGGACAGCGCAGTCGCATCTTTGCTTTACCAATATGTCGGCACGAGGTTCAACGCTTCGCCAAAGGTTGAGCGAATGATTAAGCTGCAAATCAAACTTGACAGGCTTTGGTCAAAAGATGACCTGACAGTTAGGGGTATGTTGGGCAGCACAGCAACCGAGGCCGAGGTCATTCTGCATAATAGCTTTGTAACTATCTTGAATCAGGCATACGATGAGAACGAGAATTTTGATGAACTTGAAACAGCGCAGCAGCGTGAAATCGTTCTTGGTATTGCGACTTCAATTGCCGAGCCGTTTATGCCTAAACAAATTGACGGACAGGCTATGTTAGGAGGTACAGAACTGAGCAAAACCGTAGGCGGACTGACTGGCTTCATCGAAATCGCCAAGGCGGTTGCGTCCGGTGTTTACGATTTGGAGGCGGCCATTTCGTTCGTGACAAGAATGTACGGCATTAGCGAAGAACAAGCAAGACGTGAACTTGGTACACCACAGTTGCCTAATTCAGATGAAGGTCTTAACTTAGCGTAATAAACGCTAAAATATGACGCAAATTCGAGAAAGCTACACCTTCATCCGTGTGGCGAAACACCAAGCCGAAAGGACGCATAATCCCGGCAAACCAGCCAACTTTGGCAGAAAACTTGAAGTCCCAAAACGGGCATGGCCAAAGATAGCCGAAATGAAAGCCAAATTCGGCGCATTGGGTTATATGCTTGTTGAGGATTGGGAAGCCAAGAACTTCAACGGGTACAACATTGACCGCAAGTTTATCGACCAAGCCGAACAGCAAACCCAACTACTGACTTCGCTTGAAAACAGGCTAACCGATGCTGAACGCAAAGAGGCCGAACTTCAGGCGAGAATTGCCGAACTGCAAGCGCAGTTAGAAGGTAGCAAAAAATCACGTAACCAAAAATCAACAAGCAATGGAAATCAATAAGGAAATCTTTGAAAAACTGACTGGCATTCAAATTGCCGAAGATGCGAATGAGGACACGATCAGGACTGCCCTTGGCGAACGCTTTATCGACCGTGAAACCCACCTAAAAGAAATCAACGCCACCTTTGGCAAAGCACGGGGCACAGCCGAAAACAAGCTAAAGGCATTGATTGGTGATGAAGGCAAAGGCAAATCCTTCGATGAATTGGTAGAACTTGTGCCAGCCAAGATGCAAAGCTTAAACGAACAATTGGCCGCAGCTATTGAGGCTGGCAAGTCGCAGCCCGATATTGAGCAAATCAAAAAAGAACGTGACCAACTTCGGGAAATGACCGAGGCGGCAAAGGCTAAAGAGGCCGAGTTGCTTGCGGCTGTTGAAAATGCCAAGTCGGATGCTGTTAAGCAACTTGAAAAGGCTCAGACCGAGGCCGAGGTTACACGCTTATTCGATGCCAGCAACTGGGTTGATGACGCTGATGCCATTGTTAAACAAGGTGTATGGCTGACGCAAATCCAAGGCAAGTACGATTTTCGCAAGGAGAACGGCAAGCTACTGGTGTACGACATGGATGGCAACATCGTAACAGGCGGCACAACTTCGCAATTGACTGCCGAACAATTGTTTGAAAAGACCTTGAAGGACACCAAGCGTTACAAGCTGAACAACGGCGGCCAAGGTGCAAACGGCAAGCAGAACACGACCACAACGGTTAACGGCAAAGAAATGAACCCGGCGGTTGCCGCAGCCAAGGAGGCATGGCTGGCAAAGGCAAGGGCCCAAGGCATCAAAATCTAAGCGGCCTGAAATTATCAAACAGCCCTACTTCGGTGGGGCTTTTTTGTTTTAACACCTTTTAACACCTTCGTATTGAAATAGTTTGTAAGTTTGCCTTAACAATTTTTTTTAAAACAACGATATGAAAGAAGAAATTTATAAAATATGCACACAGCTAAATGATGGACAAATATCTGTAACACAAGCACAAGAGCAGTTATTGCTTTTATTTAGTGTTAGCAAACGTTATCTTCTCGAATCTATTTTAGAAGATTGTAAAAGTAGCTTTTCTGAATATCATTATGAAATAGTAGAAAGCTATCTTGATGATGGATGCTAACTAATGTATAGGCGCAACAGCCCTACTTCGGTGGGGCTTTTTTATGCCCGTTCGGGTGCAAACCAAACCAATAGATGCGAAACAATCACCGATAGGGTATATTTCGCCAAAGGTCAATTATTCTTTACCTTTTGGCGAATTATCTCACCATTGGTGAGGGGCTTAAAATTGCCAGTAAGCGTAAATAGTGGCAAAAGTTGTAGATTTGATTAAAAGATTCTGCCATGCACGACAACATGAAAATTACAATTAGAAGCTACGATATTGAAGTATCGACAGAACTGCCAAACGATGCTGGCATTGAGGACATTATTCAGTCATTACGGGGTATGCTGTTGACCGCAGGCTTTCACATCAACACGATTAACAGTTTTATTGATATTGAGGGCAATATAACCCCTACTTCTTAGCCGATTTATTCGGCAACTTCATGCCCTTTGGGGTTTTCTTTTCGAATTCAGCAGCCAATTTTGGGTTGGTGGCGTACAAGAATTTTCGCTGGGCTTCACTTTTGAACGGCATGGCGGTAGTTTTACCCCATTATAGCGTTTTTCGGGCAATCCGCAGCAACTTATCTTCGTTAATATCGTAGGCGGTTGCCGCTTCGGTGGCTGCTTGGTACCGATTCATACCGTGCCGCCGCAGTTCATCATACATTTCAACGGCAAATTCGATGCGTTTGCTGTATGAGGCTTTGATGCTGTTGTGATGCCCCCTTGGTGCGCATTGATAGTTGCTGGTTGGTTCGCCGTCTGGGCAATTTCTACCCCCGTATTGTTCAAAAAACGTGATGACGGGCTTGCTGGGTTGTTGTATTTCATTCTCCATAACGCAAAATTGTGAAAAAAAACAATGCATTTGATACATTGTTGGTAAATTTGTGTTAGTCGGCTGCGCTGCCGAGCCAAAATGGCGCAAAAGTCGGGCAAAGTTACCCCCGAAAAAGTAGGTAACACAAACAAATTGACAATTAAAAACAAATACAATGTCAGCATTATCTTCATTTATAGCTTGCCCAAATGTGCAGCTATCCCTTTTCGACTCCTTCGGGGTTGACAATTTGAAGGCAGAGGCTTTGCCCTTGCTTTCTTTTATCTTATCTGCGCCAAACCGGTCGGACGTTATCCAAAACCAGCTTAACTTTCGTGACCACGGTCGCAAAACAGTTGAGGTAGTTTACGGCCAGCGTTTCTTGGAATCTATGGTTCAGGACGGCGGTCGTGTAACTTGCGGAACTTGGTCTAACGATGGCGAAACTTCGGTTTTGTATTCGCTTACCCCTTCTGACGGTTACCACGTTGGTTTCAAACTAACTGCTTCTGAGTTAGAAGAACGCTGCGAGGCCGACACCAACTACATCGCAAAAGAGGTGTTCAAAATGATGGACGTTTTGGCCCGTAAAGTTGCAACCAATGCAGCCATCCAAATCATCGCCAACAGCGGTAACTTCGCTTCTGACGTTGATAATGGAAACCCAGCTGGAACTTCATTGTTCAAAAACGCTGATACGGTTTTGACTGCTGGCGGTCCCAACTATGACGCTACCGAAGTAATTGCTTTCGAGAACATGGCTAACGAATTCAACGGAATGCCTTACGTTTTCGGCGGTGAAACTTGGTGGAAGTACATCAAAGCGTTGAACGCTGCTGCGCCCCCTGCATTTACTGATGGAGGTTTGTCAACTGGTCTTTATGCCCAGCAAGCTGGCATCACCTACGGTTACGACCGCAGAATCCAGCTGAATGACACAGCCCCAACTGCTGCTTACAGCATCATCCCCGGAGCCGTTCAAATGATTTCGTTCAACGAATTCAAAGGTATTTTGGAGATGAACGACAGCACGCTTGTTCAGGGAACGCTTCAGCATCCTGATCCGAACTTGCCATTGACTTTCGACTACCGTGCCGAGTACACTTGCAACGGTGCAGACCAAAAGGTGTGGAACTTTGAAGTTGCGTTAAACCACGACTTCATTTTCTTACCTGCTGACATGTACCAAGCAGGAGACCGCTTGGAAGGTGTTAACGGCATCTTGAAATTCGTAGGAGTTTAATCTGCCTGCAATTCACAAATAACGGGGGGAGCAATCCCCCCTTATTTTTAACCTATGAAAAAATACAAGCCAAAACCAAAACCGACATCACGGCCCGGAGGGTGTAACTGTGGTGGTCGATAATTTTTCATTATGCCAACTACCTGTCTAACCGATTTGATATTCGTGCCCGATGGATGCACGTCAACGCCAAGTAACAAGGTGTCATTGGCAACGCTGCCAGGCTTTGACTTATACCAAGCCGACTACGTAAGCGATGCCCAGCAATCCAGTGGCTACGATGTAATGACCGCCGCCGTTGAACGTGCCGGGGATAAGATTGTCAGCGATTTTCGTTCTTTTATGGACATCAAAGGTCGGTTCAATTCGGTGGTTGACAAAGGCACAATCGGATTTTTCGATGAGAATAAGGTAAACGATGCCGCCAAGGTTGGTAAATATGCTGGGGTTGAGATATTGGTTAGCGATTACCCATATCTTAAATTAAACCTAAACAGCGTTTCGATATTCTTCGCTGGGGCGGTTACCGACAACATCTACATTATCGACATTATTCAGGGCACGATTATCGATACCATACCATTCACTTCAGTTGCTGGGCAGATTACCGAGGTTCTGATAAATAAAAGCTACCCTACAAACGGCCAAGATTTACATTTGATGGTTGCCGTTGACGCTGGCTTATCTGCCGCCTTCGACACTTGGATAAACCCAACCGCCTGTGCAAGCTGCACCAAAGGGCGGCGGTCAAGATTCAGCGACTTGTTGTTTACCCGTGCGGTTGAAACAAGCAAAACGGGTTCTTTGACTGACACAAATTTGGTGGGGATTGGTTACACGCACGGAGTTAGCCTTAACTATTCTATCGAATGCGATGACAATACTTGGCTTTGCCAATTTTCAAATCGGCTTCGCAGGGCAATGCTATACGCTTCGGGGGTTGAATTGATGGATGAAATCTTGTTCAGCGACAGGCTAAACAACGTAACCACGATTAACAAAGAAGACGCTAACGAAAAGCGCAGCCTTTACGTTCAGTATTACAACAGCGAAATGCAGACCTTGTTGGCTAATTTGCGGTTGCCGAATGATAGGTGTTACACCTGTACCCCAATGGTCGTGAACCGAGTAAATATCCCTTAAAATGAAATCTACCTTTGCATATATTTCGGCATCAATACTTGCATTTTTTGCACCAGTTGCTGGCATCATGTTAGCAGTTGGGGCATTCATTACCCTTGACACCTTGCTTGGGGTTATGGCCGCCCAGAAATCGGGCGAGAAAATCGAAAGCAAGAAACTGAGCAAGGTAGTTTGGAAGATGGTGATGTACCAATCGGTGGTCCTGACCTTCTTCGTGATGGACGTTTTCATTGTAGGCGACCTTCTTGGCCAGTTCGTGAATACATCTTTTGTGCTGACCAAAGCGGTAGGCGTTGCGTTAATCGGTATTGAGTTTAAGAGCATAGATGAGAATATCGAAAAAATGACAGGCACAACGCTTTTAAAGCGGTTATACGACATCATTCGCAAGGGCAAGGGCATTGTATCGAAAATCAAAGAATAAGCCCTTAGAAACGAATTAATACTTTATTTGTTACAACAGCCCCACATCGGGGCTTTTTTGTTTTAACACTTTTTAACACTTGTTGTTGATTTCGTGTTGAAATAACTATTAGGTTTGCAGAACAAAATAACACATCCCATGAAAATAACCTTAATCGAATCGCCGCTTGTTGGCGGCAGCAAAATTCAAATTATCGGCAAGCCCGACAAAGGTCGCCCGATACTATTTGCCACCTTCAGGTCGCAGCCACCTTTAGTGCCAAGCGAAATGGTCATGCGGCAAGCAAACATCGTTCTTTCTAATTTAATCACTTTTTACAAACAACACCCATGACATTCAAAGAGCTTTTAATCAAATTAAACGCTTGCGAAGAAGCAAGAGAATGGGCAGGAGATATGCCTATCGAAGAAATAGTTTCAACTTGCCGCCGAGGCGATTGGTTGCTTTGGCTTGCCGAAAAAGTTGATGTAGATTTACGCCTTCGCACGTTGGCGAAAGGGCATTGTGCAAACACAGTTAGGCACTTAATGACAGACGAGCGAAGCATAAAAGCTGTTGATGTGGCTATTGCGTTTGGTGAAGGTAAGGCTACACGTGAAGAGTTAGATGCTGCTGCTTATGCTGCTTATGCTGCTGCTGCTGCTGCTGCTGCTGCTGCTTATGCTGCTTATGCTGCTGTTGCTGCTGCTGCTGATGCTGCTTATGCTGCTGTTGCTGCTTCTGCTGTTGCTGCTGCTGCTGATGCTGCTTATGCTGCTGCTGCTGCTTATGCTGCTTATGATGCTGTTGCCGCCAACCGCCAACAAACCGTCGACATTTTCCGAGAGTATATCGGCGAAGCTTTAATCGAAAAAGTAAATCAATTACTAACCAAGTAAAACAAAACCCATGAAAACAACCCCAATCTTTGAAGCCTTAACGGCAATCATGTCGGACTGCGGTGCAATCGGCAAAAACAAGAAAAACCAGCAACAAGGCTACAACTTTAGAGGTATTGATGACCTTTACAATGCAATTCACCCATTGTTCGCAAAGCACGGTGTGTTCATCACCAGCGAAGTAATGGGGCGGCATCGTGAAGAACGCACAACAGCCAAAGGCGGTGTTTTGATTTACACCATTTTGACCGTGAAATTTACCTTCTACGCATCGGACGGCAGCTTTGTGTCCAGCGTTACCGAAGGCGAGGCAATGGATAGCGCAGACAAATCAACAAACAAAGCCATGAGTGCAGCGTTAAAATACTGCCTGATGCAGATGCTGTTGATACCTACCGAAGAACTAAAGGATGCAGATGCCAATACTTATGAGGTTGCGGCCAAACCAGTAGTGATTGATTTTCTAACCTTGCCCGATCCGCAGCAAGAACTGGTAAATACGCTATTCGACATTAGCCAGCAACTGCCTGACGTTAGCAAAGAAAAGGCCAACCCGTTTAACGATGCCGATTGCATCAATGTAAAATCTTGGGCGAAAGATGAGGCAACAGTGAAAAAAGCAATTGACATTTACACCAAACAATTAAAGTGATGCAAGATTTCAAAATCAGATGTAGTGCCATTGGTCAAATTATGGCCAATGGCAGGGGGAAAGACACGGCCGGGGCAACGTGCTATTCATATTTGCAAGATTGGATTGTCGAGCAGATATACGGGGTGCGCAAGCAGATTGACAGCCGACCAATGGAAAAGGGCCGACTGGTCGAAGATGAAGCCATTGAATTCGCCGGGCAGCACCTTAACTGGTTTATGCCTGAGAAGAACGAAACCTTTTTTGAGAATGAGTTTATAACCGGCACACCTGACGTTATTCACGGCAACACCGTTGTTGATATTAAATGCCCTTGGGATGTTTTCACTTTCCCAATGTGGGAACGCAACCCACCGAAAGGATATTGGTATCAATTGCAGGGCTACATGCACCTGTTGGGGCTTAAAAGGGCCCAGTTGGTTTACGTGCTAATGCCAACACCTGAAGAACTTGGCGGCATTCAGTTAGACCTGAGCAATATCCCAGCCAAATATCGGTTGAAGGTGTTTGACATTTACTATGATGAAGCCACCATAAATGCCATCTATGAACGGGTACAAATGTGCCGCAACATTATCGAAGTTGAACTTTTACCACAATTACAATGACAGAACGACAATTTGAACGCTATCTTTTGAAACAGGACAACGATAGCTTACTGAAGATTCGCACCGAAATCGACCGCATAATCAACAGCAGAAACGATGAATTCTTTAAGATGCATCTAAAAACCGAACACCAACGCTACGTCATAAAAGCCGCTGCCGATTACTGGGGGTTACCTTATGAGGCCGCATACAGCAAACGCAGATTCAGGGAGGTTAAACACTTCAAGCATGCCATGAGGTTTGCGATGCGCTGCGCTACATCAATGAGCCTGCAAGACATCGGCAAGATGCTGAACTGCGAGCATGCAACGGTTATGCACAGCATAAAGTTTGTGCAAGATTCTATACTGGCCGACCCACAATACTACATGCGCTGCATCGAATTTTGCGAGCATATAAAAATGGTCATGCAAGAATTGGAATTGAACAAAAATACACCTATCTTCACGTCAATAAATTACAATTAACACACACAAACCATGAGAAAAGAACAATTAGAACAGCTGGGCTTTGAGCAAATCAAGGACGGCAGTTGGGCGCAAATGATTCGGCCAACGTATTTAGATGTACCGATTATTGTACGTTCTTACCCCGACAAAGAAACGGCAACCGCTTCGATTGCCATTACCCAAAACGGGCAGAAGGGCGAACTGATAATCGGCACGTGCGCCAACCGGGCGGCAGACCTTAAGCATCTGCTATCTTGGCTGTCGATGGACGGGAAGGAAATCGGCCAGCACATCGTGTCAAAAGCAATTCAACGCAAGAAACTAATCAAAACCAAATAACCATGTTACAACTACAATTAATCGGCCGTATCGGCAAAGATGCTGAACTGGTCGGCAAAAACAAAGACATCACTACCTTTTCGGTAGCGGTCGGCAAAGGCGAAGAAACCCAATGGTTTCGCTGCACCCTTTTCGGCAAAGATGGCAAGCCTGCTGGGGTTGCTAAATTCTTAAGCAAAGGCACGCAAGTGTACATTAGCGGTCGGCCTGTGCTTGACATTTACAAAGACAAAGAAGGCAACGACAAGATCGGCAACGACATCAAGGTTTTAGTAAACCAAGTAGAACTGCTTGGTGGCATGCGTACCGAAACTGGCGGTGGCCGTTTACCTGAGATGCAAACCGATGGCGAGAACCTGCCATTCTAAAATAGTGTGTTAGGTGTGAAATTGCCCCGGCCGAAAGGTTGGGGCTTTTTCTTTTTCTGCCTAAGTGTTAAAAAGTGTTAACGCCGATTTTGGTATTGATATTCTTTTTACTATTGCAGTACACAAAAAACATTTACACCATGATCTACGCAAATCACCTTTACAACTTGGCAACCAGCAAGCCAAGAATCACCATGGCCGAAATCGAAGCCATGTGCCTTGAAAAAGCCAAGCAGGGCGAAATGTACTGCTGGGTTTTCAACCCGATTGCTGAAGATGACATTGAAAAGCTGCGAACCAACGGCTTTGAAATCGAAAAGCACAACAATTCAAGCTACCGAATTGATTGGGCGAAACCTACTAACCTTTAACCTTTAATACCTAAACACCATGAACACACAAAAATCACTAATCGAAATCGGCATTGCTTACAACCAAGACAAGATGCAAGTTATGATGGCAATGCAAATGAACGGCAAGGGGCTGGTTGACTTTGTTTCACGCTACCCCGACCACGTTGCCATTGTAGCCTTTGACTATGCGATTAAAAGCTACCCATATGGTGCTGACATCGAACGGCACGAACAAGGCATTAGAAACGGCACAACCGTTATCGGCCAAGATATGTGGCCACTATGCACACCTTCGGATGACGGTTACAGCCTTGAATTGTCAAGATTCGGTGGCGAACCGCAGCAGGACTTTGCATGGTATTCGTTTCTAAGCGACAGCGACTTTATGCTAATTTACAGCAGCAAAAAATGGAGCATCGGCTACCAAGAAGATGACCGCTGGCTGGCAATCGAAGGCATGACCAAAGAAGTGGTTGACAATGCCAATGCGATGCCGTTTCACGATGCTTTTGAGTACATGCTGAGGATGGTTTCGGCTATCAAAGTAGGTGCTGAATGGTGCGATATTTGAAAACAATTTGTATATTTGTGAAGGCATTAACACGCCCATGAAAGGTAAAAACAAAAATTAACCGAGCCGTTTGTTCGGGGGTTGCGTAGAAGATGAGGCCTGCCTTGGCCAAGTGTTAACTTCTTTTACCGCCCCCGACCAAATGGCTTCTTTATTAAAACCTATGCAAAATTTAAGCATTAATCCTGAACTGAAAGCGTTAATCCCACCATTAACAAGTGAGGAGTTTGCGCAACTTGAAGCCAACGTATGCCAAGAAGGTATTCGGGAGCCAATTATTACATGGCAAGGCACAATCGTAGATGGCCACAACCGATACGAACTGGCCCAAATGTATGACCTGCCGTTTAAGGTGAAGGAGATGGCCTTTGCTTCGATGGAGGACTGCAAAGAGTGGATGATTCGCAACCAATTCGGTAGGCGAAATTTGAGCAATTACCAAAGGTCGGTACTTGCTTTAGAACTTGAAAGCGTGTTTAAGGCCAAGGCCAAAGAAAACCAAATAAGAAAGCCTGAATCTGTTTTACAGAAATCTGTAGAACAAAAACCTATTGACACTCAAAAAGAACTGGCCAAGGTTGCTAATGTTTCGCATGACACCATCGCCAAGGTAAAGGTTATTGAAGCCAAAGCACCTGAAGAGGTAAAGGCCAAACTTTCAACAGGGGAGGTAAGCATTAACCAAGTTTACCAAGATATTAAGAAGGAGGAGAAAAAAGCCGAACTTGAAAAGAAAAAAGAAGAGTATTCGGAAAGAATAACTACAAAGTCAAACAATGATTTCAAGGTAGATATTTTCAATACAAATGAAAAATTTAGGGTTATTTATGCCGACCCAGCATGGAGCTATAATGATAAGCAAGACACCCCGCAATTGGGCGGTGCGGCGAAGCACTATCAAACCATGAGTGTTGAGCAAATTTGCCAATTGCCTGTAAAACAAATTGCAGAAAAAGACAGCGTTTTGTTTTTGTGGGTTACATCGCCTTTGTTGGAAGATTCTTTTAGAGTGATAAATGAATGGGGGTTTAAATACAAAACTTCATTCATTTGGGATAAAGTAAAACATAACATGGGGCACTATAATTCTGTAAGGCATGAGATACTTTTAATTGCGACAAAGGGTAGCTGCGTGCCCGATAACAAGAGGCTTTATGACAGCGTTCAGGCAATCGAAAGGAATGACAACCACAGCGAAAAGCCTATTGAATTTTTAAACATTATTGATGACCTGTATAATTACGGGAACAAACTTGAAATGTTTTGTAGAAACATCAAAAAAAGCAACTGGTATGGATGGGGAAATGAATTATAAAGAATACTATAATTCATCCCTTCAAAAGGGGCTTGAATTTCAGGACTTTGTTGCTATTGCTTTATTGAAAGAAATAGGCATACCGCTAACATCTTTGTCAAGCAAAAAATTTCAATTCTCTGTAGGTGAAAATCTACAGGGGATTGAGATAAAATTTGATGATAAATTCTTTGATACAGGGAACATATACATTGAGGTTAAAGAAAAAAGCAACCCTATAAATTTAAATTATGTCGATTCGGGCATTTATAGAAATGACAACACTTGGCTTTATTTAATTGGCAACTATTCAACGATGTTTATTTTTGGAAAAAAACATTTGCAACTAATGTATGAATCCCAAAAGTATAGAGAGGTTGAAAACAGTACCAAAACTTCTATTGGGTTTCTTGTGCCCGTATCCGATGCAACTAAATATTCACTTAAAAAAATCAATTTATGAAACAACTACCTTGGTTTAAATTTAGCCCAGCCGACTGGATGATGGGCAGAATATCCCGGCAATCTTGCGAGGTGCAAGTGGCATTTTTAAGGCTATGCTGCATCTACTGGAATGCCGAATGCGTTATGACGTATGAGCACGCCGAACTTGAAGCCGATGGCTACCTTGAAAAGCTAATTGCCTTGAAGATGGTTGAGGTTTACGATGATGGCATTGGCATCAAATTTCTTGATATTCAGTTCAGTGAAGGCCAGCAAAAGCGTGAAAAAATGTCCAACGCTGGTAAGGCGTCTGCTGAACGTAGGCTGAACACAAGTTCAACGAATGTTCAACATACGTTCAACGAATGTTCAATAGAGAAGAGAAGAGAAGAGAAGAGTAGAATAAGAGAAGATAAGAAAGAGAATGTAAGCGCATACACCCGTGAAGATTTTTGTAATGATTTGCTTGGTGATTTCAAAACCGATGAAAACCTTCGTGAAGTAACGATGATGTGGCTTAAGCGAAAAAAGGTCATAACCAAGCAAAGTATGCTGATTTCAAAAAAAGAAATTGCCGGGCATACGCCAGCCGAAATGTACACGGCAATAATGTCGGCAGCCGAAAAGAATTGGGCGCAGCTATACGGCAGAAAAGATAAGCAAAGCAAAGGCACATCAACAAGTTTGCCAGCTGGTAAGCCTTGGCTGGATCCGGCAACGATAGCCGCAGCAGAACGAAGCGCAAAGCGTTTAGAAGCCTTGGCCAACCCTTCACCTGATATGCCGTTTTAATTTTTTATACCTTAGCAGAATGAAAACCTACACACTAACCGAAACAACCCTTGACCGCCGGGCCATCGAACTGGCCAGCATCGTATTTCGCCCCAACAAAATGGTTTTGACAAAAGAACGTGCCGCCGCCGTGCGAAAACTTTGCACCGCATTCGACACCAACAAATCGTTTTTCTTGACTGGTGATACTGGCACAGGCAAAACAATTTACACACGGTTGTTCTTAGCTGCCCAACCCGAAAAGCAATTTACCTTCTACAACATGCGGCATCTGTTTCGTGAGTATGCGGCCATGAAAAACCCTGATGAATTTATATTATCCTTCATCCACAAAACGAAGTACGGGCATTTGATTTTAGACGATGTCGGGGCTGATGAAGCGGTCGGGGCGTTTGGGCGGCAGAACACGATCCTGTACGATATTATCGAAAGCCGAATGGATAGCAAGTTCATTACTGGCATTATTTCAAACAACACCCTGTCCCAAATTTTGGCACGATTCGGGACGGACGGCCAGCCCGATGCACGGTTAATGTCACGCTTCAAAAAGTGGGAAACGATTATCATGCCAGGTGATGACCTTCGGGGTGAGGTCGAAGTGATGCCGCTTTCTGAATGGCCCAAGGTTGTTTTGCCAGCCGAACCCGAAGAACAAGGCGTGCCATGCCCTGACCATTTACGTGCTGAGATTTACGAAAAGTTGGGCATCATTGCCAATCGGGTAGTTGAAGGACCGCCCAGCAAAGCCGACGAAATGCGCAACGCTTTTTGGGGCAAATACACACCGCCACAATGAACATAACCGAAATCGAAGCCTACTGGAAAGGTATTGACCTGACCAAGCCGCAACCCGAAATCAACATAGGCGGCGAACGCATCAACGACCTTAGCATGTTTACCAAATCGCATATCGCAATACTCAAATACAACGCTGGCAAAAGGGCATATCTGCCATATTACGAAAGGCTATATCGGGTTACACTTGCACACATGAAAGTTAAGACCTAACTTTGCCATATGCCCAAAGTCGGTGAACATCTTTTGCAATTGGCCTGTGTGCGCTTTTTCAGGCAGTACTACCCTGACCTGTATCGAAACCTATGGCACACGAACGGCAGGGCAATCAACGCATCAAACGGGGCCGTGCTGAAAGGCATGGGTGTAGTCGCTGGGGTGTCCGACCTTTTGTTTTTCTACAAAGGCACGTTACACGGCATCGAACTGAAGATGGGCAACGGCCGGCAAAGTGATGAACAAAAAGAATTTGAAAAGATGCTAAAGGCTAACGGGGGGCGGTACTACATCGTGCGTACCCTTGACAGCTTCGCAAATTTAATTAACGAAATTGTGAAAAATGGTTAAGAACACGTTTATTGAAATAGTATCGCCGTTCACAATGACCAGCGTTGAACGAATGGGTGCTTTGTATGATTCCCTTGAGTACATAAGGGCAAACAACATTCAGGGCGATTTCGTAGAATGTGGCGTTTGGAAAGGTGGCAACATTTTGGGAATCATGGAATACCTTGCATTTCACAAAATGACCGACCGAAAGGTATTTTTGTACGATACCTTTAAGGGCATGACACCGCCTGAAGATATTGACAAAGACCTAAACGGCAGAAAGGCAGAAAGCATACTTGAAGACGTTATGTGCATTTCCCCAATTGATGAGGTTAGGGAAACGATAAGCCGTTCAAGTTTTCCAATGGCAAACGTAATTTTTGTTCAGGGCGATGTTTGCGTTACCCTTAATGGTGCAAAGTACATACACGAAAGCAACTTGGCATTACTTCGGCTTGATACGGATTGGTATGCGTCAACCAAAAAAGAAATGGAGGTACTTTACCCTAAATTGAACTTTGGCGGAGTTTTGATTGTTGATGACTACGGGCATTGGAAAGGTTCAAAAACTGCGGTTGATGAATACTTTGAAGGGCAAGGCATATCGCCAAAAATTGAACAAATTGACTATACTGGAATCAAAATCATAAAAAATGGTTAAACTTGTAAAAATCGGTTCGGTCAAGGGAAATAGCCGTAACCCAAGATTTATACGGGATGAGAAATTTAAAAAGCTGGTGGCGTCGCTTGTGGAGTTTCCTGAGATGGCTCATCTTCGTCCTTTAGTGGTCGATGAAAACATGACCGTACTTGGCGGCAATATGCGGCTAAAGGCGATGCAAGAACTGAAATGGAAGGAGGTTCCCATTGTAGTTGCCGAAGGTTTGACAGACGCACAAAAAGATGAATTTGTTATCAAAGACAATGTGGGGTTTGGCGATTGGAACTGGGAGCAGTTGGCCAACGAATGGGATGCTGAAGAACTGACAAGGTGGGGCTTGGAGATACCGGGATTTGATGCTGAACTGCCCAACGATGAAGATGAAGAACAGGACGCTAACAGCCTGATAGTCGAGGCCGATATGATAACCTTGGAAGACCTTTTCGATGAACTGAAAGGGCGAGGGTTTAATGTTTCAATGAAGTAACATGGCAAACAACAAAACCGACATTAGAAAAAAACTGCTACTGGAGGCCCTTGAAAAGTCGCTTGGCATCGTTACAACCGCTTGCAAGGCGGCAGGCATTTCAAGGGATGCACACTACGAATGGTTGAAGAACGATGAAGAATACAAGCGGCAAGTAAACGAAATAAGCGAAATTCAACTTGACTTTGTCGAAAACAAGCTAATTGACCGCATTAACAAGGGGGACACTACCGCCATAATCTTCTACCTGAACAGCAAAGGCAAAGCAAGGGGGTATAACAGGCAGCACGAAGAAAAGCGGGAGAACGTCAAATGGCCAAGCAACTTCACCTTCAACATCGTGAAAAACGATGAAGAAGTATAATTTAAACCCGAAGCAGCATCAAACACTAACCGCCAGCGAAACCGAACGGCTGTATGCTTATGTGGGAGGGATTCGGTCAGGCAAGACCATAACGGGGGCGCATTGGGCATTGCACAACATTATTCATCAGCCCGAAATTAAAGGGGGCATCTTCAGCAACACGGTTAGCCAGCTGAACACGGCAACCCTATCCGAATTCATTGGCGTACTTGAAGCATACGGGCTTTACAAGGGCGAACACTATGTGGCCAACAAAGACCCTGAACGCTACTTTGGTTATAAGTCAAAGTTCGAAAAGCACAACGGCGTTTGGTCATTTATGAACGGGGCACAGGTAATCACGTTCAGCATCGAAACCATGATACGGGGTATTGAATTGGGCTGGTGCTGGGGTGATGAGGTGCAAGACGCTGCCATTGATAGCCTGAATATCGTCATGGGCCGTATGTCGGGGGCGAAGTTTCCCCGAACGCTTTGGACAATGACCCCACCAATGGACAACCCCGACATCGATGAACTGATATGGGGCGAGAAGCAGATTGCACATACCATCGGCACAACCTACGACAATAGGGCGAACCTGCCTGAAGGATATATCGAACAGTTAGAAAAGACATACGACAGCCTGACCTTTAAACGTGAGGTGCTGGCCAATCGGGTTACCATGTCTGGCCTGAATTGGCTGTATTCGTTTGACAGGCAAAAGCACGTGGGCAGCAAGGCCACATACGATACCAGCATGCCCGTTTACGTTAGCATTGACTTCAACAACAACCCGTTTACAGCTATCTTGGCACATCGGGGCAGACACCAAGACGGCAAGCAATTCATTCACTACTTCGATGAAATAACGCTGACGGCAGACCATATTCAGGGCAAGACGTTCATTGAAGCTATGGTCGAAGAAATATTTAGGCGAACCCCAGCGCAAGTGCAGAACAGGTTGTACTTTGTAACGGGGGATGCCAGCGGCCGCCAGCAGTCGGTCATTGCCAAGGTCGGACAAAATATGTGGTCGGAGATTGTGGATAGGATGCGAATCAGCACGAACAACCTACTTGTGCCGCGGTCGAACCCGCCCCATCAAGAATCAAGGCGGTTGTGCAATAGCATCTTCAGTAACTACGATGAAATACTGATTAACCCAAAGTGCAAGGTGCTGATAAGGGATTGCGAATTTGTTAAGGCGTTACCTGACGGCGGCGTTGATAAAGGCAGCAGGGCGAAGGTTGATAAACGTGCCGATGCCTTGGACTGCTTAAGGTACGACCTTCACGCCAACAACAAGCAGTTTATTTTCAGGTAGTAGCCCAGTCGGGGGTCGAACCCGAATCGCCCAAGAAAAAATCGGGGTGTTACCAGTTACACTACCGGGCTGTTTTCAAAACTAATAAAAACCTTTCACTTTCAAATCGATTGCATAAATTAGTGTTATGCAAGACCACGTTAACCAATTACTTGAAGTAAACGACCTATGGCCCGGCGATATTGTCTTCGCTAAGATTGACCCCGAAAGCCCAGCCATTGTAGTTACCATTTGCTATGACGGCAGCGATAAGCTGAAGTACGGCGTTAAGCACGTTGACGGGGTGGATAGCTACTACCGCTACGAACTTTTAAGCGAAGTTGAAGCCGAAATCAAACGCATCACGGGTAAATGACTACCAAGGACTACATCGCAAAGCTGAACAAGGCTGAACGGGCAATCAACGGCAAGCGGTTTGTGGGTTTGTCTACAAGTGTTGGGAAAACACAATTTAAGCGCATATTTCAAGATGGGCTTGATGCTAATGGAGCACCTATTAAACCTGAGTATTCAACAAAGCCTATATATATTGGCCCGATGCAAACCCCTACCGCTGATGATGCTGGGTTTTACAAGGGCGGTTACAAGGCTTTCAAAAGCAAATTAGACCGTGGCAAGATGGTATTGTTTCGTTTGTTTAACCAAATGTATCTTGAATCAATTGTCAACCCCGAACTAAAAGTTAGCGACACAGGGTTTGTTATAGCGACAGGCATGACCTACAACGCTGGCAACCCGAAGGCTAAAGTTGATGCGCTTTTAGACAAATATGGCGATGCTTTCAAGTTTTCGGATGCCGAACGCAAAGAATTCACCGACAGGGCCGAACAAATTGTTGTAGATTTGTTCAAATGATTTCAGACATTCTATCGTACTTGAACGCCCGGCTGCCCAATATTTCGGCAGTTGCACGGCCGTTATGCCAGCTTGTTGAAGAAACAGGCAAAGACGGCAACCTGCGTACTTTCCCAGTTGTGTATGACGGCAAAGGCAACCTTGACTACATTACACGATTCGACTGGCGGACGGGTATGTCTTTTTGGTTGAAGAACGGGGCTGAGGATATTGAACTGCTGGATCGGGTTCGTGCCAACAAAGAACGGGTGCAAATCACCATACCATTAAAGTTTCATTGGATTGGTACCCGAAGCACATGGCAGAACGATACGCAGTATTTAGAACAATACATTTTGCTGGCCCTGCAAAAGGCTATCACGGTGGACAATATCCCAAGCCTACGGGCAACGCTTGGCCTTGACCGCATCAAAACGGTAGTCACCAATCGGGAGTATGGTGCTGAAACGCTGGACGGGGTGTTTGACAATATCGACCTTCGGTTGCCGCTGGATATGGCCGCTGCTATGCTGGAGGTGGATTTGACCATTACTGGCGATTTGAACTGCATTGTAGGTGCATCTTGTCCCGGCATTGCCGACCTTCTACTGCTTGAAAGCGGTGATTTTATACTAACAGAAACAAACGACTTTATCGAAATCTAATGGCGAATCAAAAGGTAACACAACTAACCGCTGCGACTACCAGCAACGATGCAGATGTTCTGTACGTTGTTCAGGCTGGGGTATCAAAGAAAACAACAAAGCAACTGCTAATGGCATCCACCTTGGCGGTAGCGAACAGCGCAGCAAGTACGGCGGCGTCTGCCAACACGAACGCAAACAATGCCCTTGCAACGGCAAACAACGCTTTAAGCCAAGTTGGTACGGCAGTTCAAAAGACTGGCGATACCATGACTGGGGACTTGGATATGGGCGGCAACCAAATAGAAAATGTTGGTACACCAGTTGCCAACACCGATGCGACTACCAAGGACTATGTGGATACTGCATTGGGCGGCAAGTTAGATACTTCAGGCGGCACGATGTCAGGGGATATTGACATGGGCGGCCAAATGGTAAACAACCTTGGCACACCCGTTGCAACCGATGACGCTGCTACCAAAGGTTACGTTGATAGCGCATTGGCTGGCAAACAGAACACGGTGGCTGCCACCACGGGCACAGCAATAACGCTTGACACACCAAAAGAATACGGGACGTATGCCGCACCAGCAACGGGCAACATAGCGGTTAGCCTGACAAATGCGGTTAGGGGCATTGACCAAATTGTGTACCACGATGACAGCGTTGCACCGCTTATTGTCGTAACAGGCGGCACGGCGGTGAAGTTCGGGCCGATTAACTATGACCTAACCAAAGTAAACCTGATTGTTTTCTTTTGGATGGGAGGCACGAATGTGGGTTACATCATAACACCAGCGGTTTAATGAGAAGGTTACGGTTACAAATGATGGCTGGGGGTGTACCTTTAGACCCTGATGCGGTTGCTTTTTTGACTGCCGCTGGCATTACAGACGGCACAATAACATCAGCCATTGATGCTTTAGTTACTGACCTTAAATTATACGGCCTTTGGACTAAAATGAAAGCCATTTACCCATTTGTTGGGGGCACGGCTACAACGCATAAGTTTAACCTAAAAAACCCAGTTGATAGCAATGCTGCATTTAGATTATCGTTTGCTGGAGGCTGGACGCATTCTGCAAATGGGGCATTGCCAAACGGCACAAATGCGTATGCCGATACTTTTTTAAATGCAAACACAATGCTAACAAACACAAGCAATCACCTTTCATATTATTCAAGAACTTTATCTACCGCTGGGGTTAGAGTTGAAATTGGTTGTGCTATTGGGAACAATGTTTTTCATGTTAGACCTGCTGTCAATTATATTGCTGGAGATTTGCTTGCCGTTTCATTAAGCGATGTTGACGCACGAGGATTTTGGACTGGGACTAAAGAAAATTCGGCATCAAGAAAAGGATTTAAAAATGCATCATTAATTCAATTAGTAACAACAAACAACACAACTTTATACCCAAGCCTGAATATATTTATTGGTGCAAGAAATGATAGCGGAGTGCCATCTTTTTTTAGCGACAAACAATCAGCATTTGCATCAATAGGAGATGGCATTGACACCATAGATGTTATTAACTATTACACAGTTGTTCAAGCATTTCAAACCACATTAGGCCGCCAAGTATGATAACACGAAACGAAATACCATTAGGGCAAGAAACCGAATTCGTGGGCTTGCTGACAATTGAACAAAAGGATAGTTTGGTAGGGCATTTATTTGCCCCTGACAGCTACTACAACCCAATTCAAGATGGCAACGAGCCGCCCAACTGGGTGATTTCGATTGAGGAGATTGACCAAACGGTGAACGAAGAATTTATGTGGGTAAAGGATTTGCCGTTGATACCTTGGGTTGCCCCTAAACCAATAAACCCATTTGAAGATGCGAGCAATTAACTACATCGTTTTGCACACCACGGCCAGCAACATAACGGCCACGGCTGACAGCATTAACCGATACCATAAAAAGGTACTGAACTGGCAATCGCCGGGCTATCATTTTATCATTGAACGGGATGGCAGAATAGTTGAGAACTGGCCGATCACGAAACCCAGCAACGGGGTGAAAGGGCACAATCATGATAGCATCAACATCAGTTACATTGGTGGCATTGATGCAAGTGGCAAGCCTGTGGACAATCGCACACCGCAGCAAAAGGACGCAATGGCTGAACTTGTGAACAGGCTGGCCAAGCAATTTCCCAAGGCTGAGGTTTTGGGGCATCGGGACTTCCCAAATGTTGCCAAAGCCTGCCCTTGTTTCGATGCTAAAAAATGGTGGGCAACCGTTAAGAAATCTTAAAAAGGGTTTGGCCTATTGTATTTTAACTACATTTGGCTAAACCAAAAAGGGAACCATGAGTAAACAAAAAATTGAAATCATTGAGAAATACCTTGATGAACAACAACCGGGCTTTTTCGCCCGAACATTAGCAAGAAAAATTGTGGCCGAAAACCCGGGCCTGTTTGAGCAAACAGACAAAGAGATTGAATACGTCAGAAAAACAATAAGGTATCGCATTGGTGCGCTTGGCAAAAAGCATTTAGAATGGGCTAAGAACTCAGGCAAACTTCGCACCGAGTTTATTAGGGATGAAATGAAGCCCAGCGAATACATGGCGAATTTCATTCAGCGTGGCGAAACAACCAGTAAGGCCGATTGGCATTTGCCTAAGCATCACAGAAAGGTTTTGGTCATGTCCGACATTCACATACCTTACCATTCTTTAGAAGCATTAGAAACGGCTATTGATTACGGGTTTAAAAGCGGCATTGACGGCATATACCTAAATGGTGATGTGATTGATTTCGCCAAGATTAGCCGTTGGGAAAAGGATCCAGCCATTACATCTGCCGTTGTTGAGGTCGGCATGGCCCGTAACTTTTTTGAGGGGATTGCCAATTTGGGGGTTGATGTGTACTACAAATTAGGCAACCACGAAGACAGGTGGGAACGCTACATCTTGCAGAACGCACCTGAACTGCATGGCCTTGACGGGCTGCAATTAAAAAACGCCCTTGGCTTAGATGACTTTGAAATTGAGTTAATCGACAGCAAACAGGTAGCCAAGTTTGGCAAACTAAACGTCATTCACGGCCACGAATTCGGGGATAGCATCTTTAGTCCAGTTAACCCAGCACGGGGGTTGTTTCTGCGGGGTAAGGCTTCGACCTTGGCTGGCCACAATCACCAAACATCGGAGCATCACGAAAGCGACCTAAACGGCAAAGGAGTTGCTTGCTTTTCTACGGGTTGCCTTTGTGATTTGCGGCCAGCGTATCGGCCATTCGCTTTTACCAAGTGGAATCACGGTGCGGCCATTGTTGAAATCGAAGAAGATGGCAACTTTAGTGTTGAGAACTTTCGTATTGACAATCGTAAAGTACGATGAATTGGACGGGGTTTGTTCTGCGGCATTGGGGCATCATTGCCCTGATTGCCGCTTTTATCTTGGGTAAGCAGTCATGTAACTACAAAGCCGAGGCAGAACGGCACGCCAGCAATTACGAGGCTATTCAGCAGACGGCATCGGCAACCGCCCGAACATTGACCTTGACTAACCAGCAATTGCAAGCCGAAAACAAGCGGCTACTTGACAGCCTGAACATCAAAGGTGGCCGTGTTGATTTCGTGTATAGAACTAAATGGCGCACCAAGATTGATAGCTTTGAGGTGGAGGTTGATAGGTGGCATATCGAAACCTTGCCATGCCCGATCCAGTCATTCAAACTTGACACAATGTGCATGAAATTTGCCGCAACCGTGCATCCCGACCGCCCAGCAGTTGTTACCATTCAAACCGACTACGAATTGAACGTGGTTGGATATTGGCAGCGCCCAGGCAAATGGTTTGGCGGCAAGCTATGGAGTGCGATACTTGGCAAGAAAGATGCTTATGTCAAAATTTCATCACCATGTTTTGCCGATTCTTCTGTATATTTGAACAAATTCAGCAAAGCACAATGAACCCTATCTGCCCACAAGATTTAACACCATGCAAGGTGTTGTCTGCACCTACGAACTGCCAACTGGCTGCCGACCTTGAAATCGGTACGGCCAATCCAAGCACCGCCTATGACGTATTTATCGTGCATAATGGGTCGAAAAAGGTCTTAAAGTATGACATAGTAAGCAGCGTGAGTGGCATGCTTACCATTGATTTGACCGTTAACCCGTTGTTCTTCAACAACAGCACAACATACACTTTATTCGTGGTGGCTAATGGTGATGACGTGGCGAACTTCGTGCCAATTGATGGGGCATACGATGGCTTTCTTCTTATTTTTTGGCGCAGCGATACGGCCGCACCTTCTACACAAATGATTCAACCAATATAAACAACAACAACCATGAACAACAACAATCAACAAACGGCGGTACATTGGCTTCAAGAAGCGCTGGAGGGTACAATTCTAACCCAAGACCAAACCATGCAAGTAATTGGCTTGTTTATGCAAGCCGATGAAATGTTCAAGGAGCAGATTATTGGTGCGCACTTAACAGGACTTATATACCCATTAGAAATGGAAGCTACTAAGCAAGCAGAACAATACTACAACGAAACCTTTAACCAACAACCATGACAACACTTCTTTTAACTTCGCTATTCATCTTCGGCCTGTGGCTTTCATCTGCCGAGGGTATGATTTTAGACGACCTTCGCTGGCGGTTTATTTCGCAGTTTCCCGAACTTGCAAAGCCAGTCATTGACTGCCCTACATGCATGGCATCCGTTTACGGCACGATTGCCTACTGGGGGGATGTTATTATTGCCAACCAACCTGTTGATGCGCTGACCGCTATCGGCTGGCCTATCTTCGTGTTTTGCCTTGCCGGGCTTAATGGTATCATTTTAAAAATTGCCAAATGGTCGTAAGTAAGATTGCCAAGTGGCTGGTTAAACACTACCCTGATTCGGTGTTGGTTGCCTTGAAACCTGATGCGAAAAACTGGAAAGCTGGCTGCGAGTTTATGGTCGATATTGATGGCCATAAGTATTACAAATTTCGGGATTCAGGTGATGTGCCGTTGGTGCGTTACAAAGAAATTCAGGCTGTCTTAATTCAGTTAGATAATCGGTTAACATCCGATGAACTGACCAGCATTTTGGCAATTGCACGTGAAAGCGTGGTGGCTGCCATTGAAGGGCAAAGCCGAAAGGATAGGGGCAAAGGATTGCAACAATGCCTTTGGGCGATACAGGAAGCCGAAAGCCGCCACAAAGAACTGGGCTTGCATACCGATTTGATTGTTGAGTTGGCAGCTTTAAACCTGATCCGTGATGATGAAAACCCGTTTGAAATTAACGAAACCATTCAGGCTGAAAAGTTGCGTTTGTTTAAGCGTGAGTTTGTCAACCACGATTTTTTTTTGTCCGCTGGCATGAACGAGTTCTTACCCAATGCCGAGCAACTGGCAGACGTATGGCAGCAGCTATGGCAAGCCAGCGACCAGTTTCAAACAAAAAAGAAGGACATCTTAAAGTCGATTCTTGGAGAGATTCGGTCTTCAATTGGTTAAGTGATTTCGATGCCGATTGCTTATTTTTGTGTAATGGAGAGCATTCGCAGTTCGTTGATTTGATGGCCACAGGCACGATTAACGACTTTGTACGCTTGTTAAAACTTAAAACAAAAGAAGCCGATGGCCATCGACAAAATAGTGCTGGAATTCCAAGCGGAAACCACAAAGCTCAAAAAGGAATTAGAAGACTTAAAAAGTAGGTTAGGCAATGTCGAAACTGCCGCCAAGGACGCTGGTAAAAAAACTGGCAAGGCCCTTGATGACGTAGGCAAAAATGCCAACGGCTTAAAAGACACCATTAAAAACCTTGGGCAACAGATAGCTGCGGCCTTCGCTGCCCGTGAGATTATTCGATTTACAAAGCAGACCATTGATGCGGCATCCGACCTGAACGAAACATTAAGCAAAAGCCAACAGATATTTGGGGATGCAAGCAAGGCTGTTGAGGACTTTGCCAGTAATTCAGCCAAGCAGTTCGGCCAATCTAAACAACAGGCCATTGATGCTGCGGCTTCATTCGGTGTATTCGGAAAATCGGCTGGATTGACCGGGCAGGATTTGAGCAAATTCAGCACCGACCTTGTGGCATTATCTGCCGACCTTGCATCATTCGGAAACACAACACCTGAAGAAGCGGCATTGGCATTGGGTGCAGCGTTGAGGGGTGAGGCTGAACCGATTCGTAGGTTTGGGGTGTTAATGGATGAAGCCACCTTGAAACAGGAGGCATTGGCAATGGGCCTTATTGAAACAACCAAGGGAGCATTAACACCACAGCAAAAGGTGTTAGCGGCCAATGCCCTTATATTTAAGCAGACGGCAGATGCACAAGGTGATTTCGCAAGGACTTCGGATGGTGTTGCCAATCAACAGCGGATATTAGAGGCCACATTTAAAGACCTTCAAACAGAGGTGGGGCAAAAGTTACTGCCAACCTTTAATTCAACATTGAAATCTTTAAACCAAATTCTTGAGAATCTTGATGCGGACACCGTGATGTCTTTTGCCAAGGCGGCAGCCGCAGCGGCATTAGCGTTTGGAGGTTGGAAGTTGGGCCCGTTAGTTTCTATGTTGCCACAGGTTGCCAAGGGTATTATGACAATGAATGCCGCCACATTGTCATTGAATAAAACGCTGAAAACAAACCTATTCACAGCGGCATTTGCATTCGCATTGCCATATATCATTGATTTTATTGATGGGGTTGATGAGGCTGGCGAGGAAGTAGACCAATTAAGCGAAAGGCAAGAGGAGTTAAAAAGCGTAACCGAAAGGCTTGTTGAGGCAGAAACAGAACAACTTGGTGTTGCAAATAACTATTTCTCAGCATTGTCTAAGACAAACCCAAAAAGTCAAGAGAGAAAAGAACTTATCGATGAAATCAACAAACGATATGGGACTACTTTAAAAAACCTTTCGGATGAAGTTGCATTTCAAAATCAGTTAAAGGAGGCACAGGACAAAGTTATTGAGGGCATAAAAGCAAAAATTGCCCTTCAAATTCAGGAGGAGAAATACACGACCCTACTAAAACAAAGGGCAAAATTTGCTGGCCAAGCAACCCAAGAGGAGGCAAAACTTAATGCTTTAGAAAAGAAGTTTTTGGAGGAAAGGGGCATGACCGTTGCTCAGTACAATCAAAGTTTGGTAGACCAAAGAATCAATGAATTAGCATTAAGCGAAACTGAAAGGGAAAAGGCAGAACAAACAAGGAGGGTAATTACAACTGGTGATGACCTTTTAGTTCAAATTGAAAAGCAAGCCAAGGCATACGATGTTGCCCAAAACGAGGTTACTAAAATTGACAGCGAGATTAACAATCTTGACGCCGATACGAAAAGCCTTGTAAATAGTATGTCATCATTGACTACCACAACGAATGACAATACCAATGGAAACGGGAAAGCAAAGACTGCCATTGAACTTGTTACAGAGGAAATTTCTAAGCTAAATACAGAGGCAGAACTTCTTGCATTTAAAGGTGATTGGATTGGGGCAAAGAAAAAAACAGAGCAAGCAAATCTTCTGCAAAACCAACTTAATGGACTGAAAAAGACCATTGAAGAATTTAATTCTGAGGTAAATATTCAAAGGCCTGAAATATTGCCAATGGAGCCTGCCGACACGGGTACAGATACATCGCTGCCCGAACTGCCAATACCTGA